GGCGAGCTGAAGGCCAATTTCGCGAAGCTGGGCGAGGCGATGGAACGTCGCGTGGCGCGGGCGATGGTGGCTGCCGGTGGCGCGGTGCTCAAGAAGGAAGCGAAGGCGCTCGCGCAGGGCTACGGCTTCAAGCGGACCGGCGCGCTCGTGAAAAATATCGTCATCAAGCGCGAGCCATCGGCGCCGGCCGGTACCGCGGAGTACCACCTCGGCGTCCGTCACGGGCGCAACCTCACGAAGAAGCAGAAGACCGAAGGCAAGAGCCTCAAGATGCGCGGCGGTCGCGTCTCGGTCAAGTACAAGGATGACCCCTACTACTGGCGCTTCCTCGAATTCGGCTGGATCCCGCGCAAGGTCGCGCTCAAGGGCGGTAAGCGCAAGAAGGACGAAGCCCGCAAGCGCGACGCCGGTCGCAAGATTCCCGGCCGCTCGTTCATCGAGAAGGCGCTGAGCAACAAGCGGCAGCAGGCCATCGACGCGATGAGCCAACGCCTGCAGCGCGAACTCGACAAGGCCGCCGCCAAGTGAGCACCGTCGCCGAGATCGTCACCGCGGCGCTGCTGCCGGTGCTGAGCAACACGTGGGCCGTCGAGCTGCCGCCAGGCCCGACGTGGCCGGCGCTGGTCTTCGAGGTCGACACCGAGACCGAAGATCAATGGTGCATGGGCGGCGGCTATGACCAGCACGACGTCACGGTGACCATCTTCGCGCGGACGCTTGAGCAGATCGAGACGCTGAAGCCGCAGGTCCGCGCCGCGTTCGAGGCGCTCGCCTCATTCATGTTTGAAGACAAGGGCGGCGACGCTCCGTTCGAAGACGACCCGAACGTCTTCGGCTACTTCATGACCTTCCGGCTGCGCACCTCGCGCTACTGACCGGACCACCCGAGACGACCGCGATCGCTGTGCGCGCAAGCGCACCGGCGGGCGCAGCCGTGGCCCGAGCAAGGGCAGCCCCTGAAAGCCATCAACCACCAAGGAACCAATCATGGCAAAGCTTATGCGCAAGATGCTCTTGCTCGCACGGATCGAGAGCGTCGCAGGTACTGACTCCGTCCCGACGGCGGCGGCACACGCGATGCTCGTGCGAAGCACGCAGCCCGAACTGATCACGGCCGAGTACGTCGACCGGGCCAACATCAAACCGTACTTCGGCAACAACTCGCAGCTGGCCGCCGGCATCCATCGAGAAATCACCTTCGAGATGGAGATCGCCGGCGCTGGCAGCGCAGGCGGAACGCCGGCGTTCGACTGCCTGCTGCGCGCCTGCGCGTTTGCCGCCAGCACGCCGAGCGGCTCGCCAGGTGAAAAGCAATACCGGCCGGTCAGCGACAGCATCGAGACGGTGACGCTCTACGCCTACCTCGACGGCATTCGCTGGAAGATGCTCGGCTGCGTCGGGAACGTCTCGATGGCCTACAACGCGAAGGGCATCCCGGTGTTCTCGTTCCGCTTCGTGGGCGAGTACCAGGCCGGCGCCGACGTCGCGCTGCCCAGCGACGCGGACTACAGCGACTTCGTCGCACCGGTCACGGTCGGCAAGGTGTGGACGCCGACGTTCTCGATCCACGGCAACAGCGCGTGCATGTCGAGCCTGTCGATCGACCTGGCCAACAACGCGATCTATCGCGACCTCGTGGGCTGCGGCGGGCCGCTGATCACCGACCGCAAGCCGACTGGCACGGCGGTCTTCGAGCTTCCGTCGATCGCGACCTATGCCTGGGACGAGGCGATCAAGAACAGCACGACCGGCGCGCTCAACTTCGTGCACGGCCGCGTCGCCGGAAACATCGTGCAGGTTCAGTGCCCGGCGGTGAGCTGCAACAACGCATCGATCACCGACCAGGACGGGATTGCGATGCTCTCGCTCGGTCTCTCGATCCAGCCGCAACTCGGCAACGACGAGATCGTCATCACCTTCAGCTGATCCCGCGCGCAAGCGCACCACCGCCGGCCGCACCTCGCAAGGGGTCGCGGCCGGTTTCACTTCCATCGGAGATCCTGCAATGACATTCAAGCTGGCCAAGAGCCCCACCTTCAAGGCGACCGTCACGATCGAGACTCAGGACGACAAAGGTCGCACCGAGAAGGAAACGGTCGTCGCAACTTATCGGCGCTGCAACGAGGACGAACTGAGCGACCTCGAAGGCAAGAAGAACGCCGAGGTCTGCCGGGCCGTGCTGATCAACGTCGAAGGGATGGTCGACGAGAACCGTCAGCCGGTGCCCTACGAGGGCGACAACGTCGAGGCGCTGATGATGATCCCGCCGGCGACCTTCGCGCTCGCCGCCGCGTTCTGGCAAGGCTCGCGAATGGGCCGCGCAAAAAACTAATCGACGCGGCTCGGGCCTGGGCCGGTGCACGCGACTACCGGCTCGACGACGAGGTCAAGCGGATCGAAGCCGACCGATCGGTTCTCGAGCAGATGCGCCAGGCCGGCGCACCTGCCGCGGTGTTCGCTGCAGTCGAGGCACGGGTCGAGCAGTCCGAAGCGGCTGCCGACTTCGAGGTCTGGCCCGACTGCTGGCAGGCGTTCGAGTTCTTCCGCTCGCTGCGCGGCCAGTGGCGCCACGTCTCCGGCATGTCGACAGACCGCACCGGTCTCGACTTCGCTGCCGTGCAGGTCGCGATGACCCACCACCCGATACCGCGTCGCCGGCAGGGCGCTCTGTTCAAGGACATGCAGATCATGGAAACAGCGGTGCTCCTGGCTGATCACGAGCGCGCCCAGAAGCGGGCCGCCGAGAAGGGGAACGGCTGATGGCCGCGCCAAAGTACCCCAAGGGCGGCGGCATCTACTCGATCACGCACCGCGAAAGTGGGCGGGTGTACGTCGGGCAGACGGTCAGCTTTCGCTTGCGCTGGAACGGGCATCGCGTCCAGGCGAATGCCGGCAAGCACTGCAACCCACATTTGCAGCGCGCCTGGTCAAAGCACGGCGAGCATGCGTTCGTGTTTGATGTCTTGGAGATTGTGGCCGACGCGTCGCTACTCACGGAGCGAGAGCAACACTGGATCAATGCGCTCGATGCTGTCGCAAGCGGATTCAACATCTGCCCTGCGGCGGGCAGTGTGCTAGGCCGAGTGATGCCAGACGAAGAAAAGGCAAGCCGGTCGGCAGCCGCGAGGTTGCGCGGCATCACTCCGGCCCAACGCGAAGCCCTCAATCGAGGGCATGAAGCCCGACGCGGCGTAAGACTGACACCAGAGCACATCGCAAAGGTGGTTGCCGCTCAAATAGGCCGGACACCATCTGCTGAGACACGCGAGAAGATTGCCGCAGCCCTTCGAGGGAAAGCTCTTCCGCGAGATCGGGTCGAGAAGCAGCGTGCATCGCTGACCGGTCGCAAGCAGCCAGCCGACGAGATCGAGCGGCGCCGCCAATCGATGCTTGGGCATGCCGTCAGCGAAGAGACGCGACAGCGCATTTCGGCTGCGCACAGGGGCCGCCCATGCCCCGCTGATCGCCGCGAAAAGATCGCTGCAAAGCTGGCAGGCCACAAGCAGTCGCCGGAGCAGGTAGCCAAGCGCAAGGCCACGATGGATGCGCGCACCCCGGAGCAGATTGCTTTGTGGAAGGCGCGGCTGGCCGAGGCAAACCGGCGGCGTTATGGGCGTAGTTCAGGGGAGGTGCCGCGATGAGTGCTTTGGGCGCCTTGGTCGTGAAACTTTCGCTCGAGTACGCGGCCTTCACACAGGGCGTCAAGAAGTCCGAGCAGGACGCGCTCGCGTTCGCCAAGCGCGTGCAGGACGGGATGGACAAGGCCGGCAAGGCGACCGGCGACTTCCTCGGCGGCGTCGTCACCGGCGCGCTGGCGGCGGTGGCCAGCTACCAGACCGTCGCGGCGGTGATCAACAACGTCCGCGCCTCGATCGACCGCCTGGACGCGTTGAACGACCTGAGCGAGCGACTCGGCGTCTCGGCGAAGGCGCTGCAAGAGATCGGCTACGCCGGCGTCTATGCCGATGCGTCGATCGAGTCGATCGGCAAGGGCCTGCAGAAGCTCTCGCAGAACATGGTCGAGGCCAACGACGCGAGCAGCAAGCAGGCCGCGCTGTTCCGGGCGCTCGGCGTCGCAACCGCTGACGCAGAGGGCAACCTTCGCGACAGTGCCGACGTCATGACCGATCTCGCCGGCTACTTCGAGGGCATCGAAGACGGCGCAGTGAAAACCGCGCTGGCGATCAAGCTCTTCGGCAAGCAGGGCGTCGACCTGATCCCGCTCCTGAACGGCGGGAAGGAAGGGCTGGAGAAGGCAAGGCTCGAGGCCGAGAAGTTCGGCGTCGTCGTGGGCGAGGACGCGGTGAAGGCCGCGGCCGCGTTCAACGACAACCTCGACCGGCTGGGCAAGATCACCGAGGGCACGTTCAACCAGATCAGCAGCGCCGTTCTGCCCGTGCTCGTCGCGTTCTCCGACGCGATGGTGCAGGCATCCAGCGACACGCAGTCGGTCAACGCGGCCGCGCAGGAGCTATCGAAGAACGGCACGATCTTCGAGTGGGCGAAGAACGGCGCGATCGGCATCACTTACCTGATGGATGCGGCCGAGGGCGTCACGCGCGTACTGAAGGCGCTTGGCCAGGTGGCGGGCGGCTACTTCGCCGCGGTCGGCGAGATCATCAGCGGCACGACTGGCGCCATCAAGCGGGCGCTCTCGGGCGACATTTCCGGCGCGGTCAGCGAGATCGAGGGGATCAAGCGTCGGTCTCGTGCGATTGGCGAGGAGATCACGGCGAGCCTGGGCAACACCTTCGGCGACCGCCTGCTCGGGAACAAGATCCGCGACCGCCTGCAAGACCTCAAGCAGTTCGGCAACGCGGCGGCCGAGGTGGGCACGAAGGCCAA